ATTCTACAGACCTCAAACTAGAGATACAAGTAACTGGCGAAAACGCTGGTACATGGGGTGATATTACAAATACAAATTTAGTTATTCTTCAACAAGCAATTGCAGGCTATTCTGGTATATCTATTGCGGGTGCTACTGGAAATACAGATTTAACTTTTACAAATGGTTTACAATCAAATGGTAAAAATGCTGTTATAGAATTAACAGGTACAATTACAGGAAATAGAACAGTAACGATAACTACTGCTTCTGGTGTTAAAAATAAAGTTTATGTAATTAGAAATAGCACATCAGGTGCTTTTACTGTTACAGTATTAGTTGAAGGTCAAACAGGAGTTACTTTCTCTGCAACAGACAAAGGAACAAAAATTCTATATTTAAATGGAACAGATGTTGTAGATTCTAACATTGGAAAATTATCTAATGATTTTAATCCAACACTTGCAGCTAATTTAAGTACAAATTCAAAAAATATTATAGTTGGAAATACATATGGAATTATAGATGAAAATGCTAATGAACAAATTAAATTTACAACAACTGCATCAGCTACAAATGAAATTACAATAGCTAACGCTGCAGCTGGATCAAGTCCAGTTATTTCTGCAACAGGTGGTGATACAAATGTTGGTTTAACATTAACACCAAAAGGTGATCTTGGAAGAATTACATTAAATGGTGAATCTAAAATATTTGGTGTATTTGAAAATGCAACTATATCTACAACTTTTATAACATCATTTACATACGACGTACTTACTCAAGCTGTTTATTTTCAAAACGTTGACTTAGGTGCAAACTTTACAGTTAATTTAAGAGGAAATGCTTCAACTGCATTAAACGCGGCTCTAGCTACAGGTGAATCTGCAACAGTTGCATTAATCACAAAACAAGGCAACACTACATATTACAATACATCTGTTTTAGTTGATGGTACATCTACAAACGTTACAGTTGTTTATCAAGGTGGAACTGCTCCAACAACTGGAAATGCTTCATCTAATGATGTATATGTTTATACAGCATTAAAAACAGCAGCATCAACTTACACAATATTAGCAGCATTAACGCAATTTAAATAAGGAGTAGAAAGAATGCCTTTATTATCTACACGAGGAGCCGCATCAGCTAACGGTTTTGGATTTGGTGGTGGTTCAGCACCTTTTATGATTGCAACTGGTGGAACAGTTACAACATCTGGAGACTTTACTTATCACGAATTTACTTCAGGAGGAAATTTTGTTGTAACTAAATTAGGTTCCGATCCTACATATGGAAATTCAGTTGAATATTTAGTAGTTGCGGGTGGCGCAAATGGAGGTAGTCAAGCTGGTGGTGGTGGTGGAGCTGGTGGTTATAGAAATTTAACAGCTACTGTTTCTGCTATATCATATTCTATTACAGTTGGAGGCGGTGGAGGACAATCTGCAGCTTTTAGTAATCCTTCTACTGGTGGTGGCGTAGGTGGTTCAGGCGCTGCTCAATCTGGTACTTCTGGTGGATCAGGAGGTGGTGGAGGTCACCAAGCACCTGGCGCAGGTGGTAATCAAGGTGGTTATTCTCCATCTGAAGGAAATGGTGGTGGCTTTGGTACAGTTTTTGGTGGTGGAAATGGATTAGCTGGAGGAGGCGGAGGAGCTTCTGCATCAGGAGTTAGTGCTCCATCAGGAGCTGCTGGAGGAGCAGGATCTCAATGGCTTAATGGAACATATTATGCTGGAGGAGGTGGAGGAGGTAGAATTGGTGGATCAGGAGGATCAGGAGGAATTGGTGGTGGAGGAAACGGAGGACCAAGTGGTACAGGAGGACAACCAGGAACAGCTAACAGAGGTGCTGGTGGAGGCGGTGGAGGAAGTACTCAACCTGGAGGATCTGGGGGATCTGGTATTGTAATCGTTAGGTATAAATCAAAATAAAAATATGGCACATTTTGCAAGATTAGATTCAAATAATAAAGTTTTAAACGTTCTCGTTATATCTAATAAAGATATATTGGATGAAAACGGATTAGAAAACGAACAAAAAGGAATAGCTTTTTGTCATAAATTATATGACAAAGAATCTCCTAATTGTAATTATAAACAAACTTCTTATAATACTAAAGGAAGAAAATATTATAATACTGATAATACTTTATCATCTGACCAATCAAAAGCATTCAGAGGAAATTACGCAGAAATTGGAGGAACTTATGATCCTAGTTTAGATGCCTTTATTCCTGCAAAAAAATATACAAGTTGGGTATTTGAACAAGATACATATACTTATATTCCACCGATACCTAAGCCAGAAACATATGGACATTGGAAATGGAATATAACTAATTTTACTACTGGTGAAGGTTTTTGGGTAGATAATTTATTATAGATAGTTGATTCTATATTAAATTTTTGATAGAAATAATACAGAATGTATAAATATCATTATTGGCTTTTTGAAAAAGCTATAGATCCTAAAATTTGTGATAAAATAATAAATATTGGATTATCTAAAGAAAAATTAAAAGCAAAAACAGGTGATAAGAATAAAACTCTTAATAAAAAAATTAGAAATTCAAGAGTAGTTTGGTTAAAAGAAAAAGAAATATATGATTTAATTAATCCATTTATAAATACAGCAAATAAAAATGCTGGATGGAATTTTGAATATGATTGGACAGAAGATTGCCAATTTACAATATATGAAAAAAATGATCATTATAATTGGCATTGTGATAATTTTACAGAACCTTATTCTATAGATCATAAATTTGAAAGTTTTAGAGGAAAAACTAGAAAATTATCTATGAGTCTTTGTTTATCTGATGAAGATGATTTTTCAGGTGGAGATTTTCAATTTGATTATAGAAACAGAGAAGATGGAAAACCTAATATTGAAACTGTAAAAGAAATAAGAAAAAAAGGAAGTATACTTGTATTTCCATCAAATATTTATCATAGAATCACTCCTGTTAAAAAAGGAAAAAGATATAGTTTAGTTGTATGGTTTTTGGGGTACCCATTTAAATAATTTTAAAAAATGAAAATAGATCACATTAATGCTTTTATAACAGCAGTTACTAGAATAGAATTAAATTTAAATTTAAAAAATCTATCTAATTTTTGTTTTGAATTGGAAAAAACAAAAGAAAAAAATAAATTAAGTAATATTGGTGGTTTTCAAAGTAAAAATATAGATTTAACTAATAAAAATATACAACCGTTATTAAAAGAAATTAATACATATGTTAATAAAACTGCTAAAGAACTTTATAGTTTTAAAAATGAACTACAAGTTTGTAATATTTGGGCAAATATTAATAGATATAAAGATTTTAATTTAACACATAATCATCCATTTAGTATTCTATCCGGTGTTTTTTATGTAAAGGTACCTAAAAATTCTGGTAACATTGCTTTCATTAATGATTTTAGTATAGATGAATATATTCCAGATTCTTTATTTAATAATTTTAATAATTATAATTGTAAGACGTGGAATTTATGTTCTGAAGAAAATGTAATGTACATTTTTCCATCTTGGTTAAAACATGTAGTTGGACCTAATTTATCAAAAGAAGAGAGAATATCTTTTTCTTTTAATACAAGATTTTAAATGATAGAACAATTATTTGGGTTTCCCGTATATAGAGCTTCATTAAAAGATGAAAAATATGAAAGAAAAAAAATAATATCTACAATAGAAAAAAATTTTAAAAAAGATCCTATTAGAAATGCATGGGATTCAAAAGGAGATCTAGCGAGTGTTATGCATCATTCTTATGATGATAAAAATAATGATTTTCTAAAACCTGATTATAAAAGTTTATTACCTATTTATAAAAAACATGTAGAACTTTATTTAAATGAAATGTCTTTTATAGAAAATTTCTCCTATAAATATGAAATAGTTAATTATACTTGTATGAAGGAAAATCAATATATGGTTCCCCACGTACATCGTGATTGTGATTTTTCAGCAGTTCATTATGTTCAATATGATGATGTAACAAATAATTCTACTTTATTTTATAATGGTAATTCACAGTATTTATGTAATTACATAGAAGATAATAGAACTTCACTTTTTTCAAAAATTAACTATCGACTTCCCCATAACGCTTGGATGTTTAAAAATTTTAAATATGCAACTAAAAAAGATGATCTTGTAATTTTCCCTGCTTACTTAGAACATTCCGTTCCACATGTTAAAAAATCTGATAAAAATAGAATAACAATAGCTTTTAATATTTCTATAAGTAACTAAATATATAGATTAACTTAATAAAACAGGTATAATGAAAGATTATGCCATTGCAAAAAATACAATTTAAGCCAGGATTCAATAAACAACAAACTGCAACCGGAGCCGAAGGGCAATGGATTGATGGTGATAATATAAGATTTCGTTATGGTGAACCACAAAAAATAGGTGGATTCCAGCAACTCGTTGCTAGCACCTTGGCAGGTCCCGCGCGCGACCAGCATACGTGGACAGCATTAGATGGTAAAAAATATGCAGCAATAGGTACTTCTAAAATATTAGCTATTTATTATGAACAAGATTTTTTTGATATTACACCACTTGGAACAGCTTTAACCTCTTGTACTTATACATCAACAACTGGATCGGCAACAGTTACAATTAATAAAGCAGCTCATGGATTAGAGGTAGGTGATTATATTATATTTACATCTGTGACAACTCCAGGAGCGCCTACAACAAGTTATACATCAGCAGATTTTACAACTAATACATTTGAAGTTAAAACAGTTCCAACATCAGGAACTTTTACAGTTACAATGCCGTCTAATGAGACAGGCACTGGTGTTACTGCAGGGGGATCTTTAACAACAACTCCTTACATTACAATTGGACCAACATTTCAAACTCCTGCATTTGGTTACGGTACAGGATATTGGGGTGGAACAATTCCAACTTCAGTTACAACACAGTTAAATGGAGCACTTAATAACTCTGCTACAACTATTACAGTTGATTCAACAACAGGATTTCCAGCTACGGGAAGAATAGATATTGACACAGAACTAATTACTTATACTGGAAAAACTGCAACAGATTTTACAGGTTGTGTTAGAGGTGCAAACGGATCAACAGCTGCATCTCATTTAGATAATGCGATAGTAACTAATGCAACAAGTTGGGTTGATTGGGGAGAAGAATCAAATACTGTAGGTGTTACACTTGCACCAGGTTCCTGGTCACTAGATAACTATGGTCAGATTTTAGTCGCTACAGTTAAGAATGGATCAACTTATACTTGGGATCCATCTGCTGCAGGAAGATTAGGTGTAAGAGCTACAATAGTTGCTAATGCTCCAACAACTTCAATTTGTTCTGTTGTATCAGATAGAGACAGACATTTATTTTTATTTGGAACAGAAACTGCAATTGGAAACTCATCTACTCAAGATCCAATGCTTATAAGATTTTCAAATCAAGAAGATATTAATACTTGGAACCCGACAGTTACAAACACTGCAGGTACATTTAGACTAGATACTGGAAACGAGATTATAGGAGCAATACAGGGTAAAGATTACATCTTTGTTTTAACAGATCAAGCAGCATATACCATTCAGTTTGTTGGCCCTCCATTTACATTCTCAATAAG